ATGAACCCCACCCTTGACCCCCTGCTGCATCGCAACTCGCTGCGCCCCAACCAAATGCAAGAACCGGCGCCGAGCGACGCGGAGCTGCAAACCATCCTGCGCGCGGCGACCCGCGTCTCCGACCACGGCAACCTCAACCCGTGGCGGCTGGATGTTTATCGCAAACCCGCGCAAGAAAAACTCGTCGCCACCCTGCTCGACATTTGGACGCAGAAAAACCCTGACGCCGATACCACGCTGACCGCGAAAAAAACCGGCTTCGTCGCCCGCGCGCCGCTACTCGTCATGGTATCGAGCCGCATCAACCGTGCGAGCAGCGTGCCGCGTATCGAACAAATCCTCTCCGGCGCTGCCGTCTGCCAAAACCTCATCATCGCCGCGACCGCACTTGGTTACGCCAGCTGCTGGCTGACTTCCTGGGCAGCACACGATGCCGACGTCAAACAGGCGCTGAACGTCACGCCTGATGATGAAATCCTCGGCTTCATCCTCCTCGTAATCCCGCGCGCGATATTTGCGGGCAAAACGCGACATAAATGCGAAGTCGGAAAGTTACAATTATAGAAACCCTGTTGCGAATAATGAAATACCGCCGTGGCTCGGCGGTATTTTTATGGGGTGAATTTGTACACCAAGTTGTCTTCATATTTGCTGGTTTTGTTGAGCGTGACTTGCGTGGTTATGGTCTGGTATCCAGCGAGGCGCTCCCATCCTTCTGCGTGCGCCTCCGTGACGAACGATAAGTAGGCGGGCAGTTCGCTCCTTGTGCTGGAGAAGAATATGAAGGGCGGGCGTACCAAGCGCATCAGGCGCAAAAACTCAACCATGCCAAAATAGCCCGCCTTGCAGTATGCGCTCTGCGTGGTGCAAACGTAGGGCGGGTCAAGCACTAACAGGCAGCGTGGGTTGTCAACATGGCGCGGCAGGAGCGTTGTGTAGCTCTCGCGTGTTATCTCTAATCCTTGCAGGTAATCGCCTGCTGGCGGGTAATCGCTCTGCCGTAAGACGTTATAGAGGTCAACGCGTAGCAACCAATCCAAGTCTGGCGCTTGTTTGCCAGAGAAAAGCAGCCAACTGGCCAAGCAGTCGAGGTCTCGGTAACCATCAAAGGCACGGATGGCTTGCCGGATAGGCTCACGGTCAGCAGGCGGGATGGATTGGTTACGCGGCAGGTGCTTGGTGAGTCCCTCTATGATATGTCGCAAGCGGTTGGTGTCGTCAATGTGCGCCAGCCGCTCGGTGTAGCCGTCATAGTCGTTATAGATGACATGGGCGGCCGGTTTGGTGCGTTTGGCGATATGCGCCAAGAGTCCGCTGCCGCCGAAAGCATCGACTATCGTATATCCCGCGCCATCGCCTGGGATGTTGCTATCAAGCAGGGCGGCAAAAGTGGCGATGAAACGGCGTTTTTGGCCGACGAAGGGAAGCGGAGCTTGTTTATGTGTCTTGAGTGCCATTGTATCTCTCGGTATGGCACTCGCGGTGCTCTAAGGTTTTTGGGTTGGGGAGACGCCCCCGCTACGATAGGTTTGCGTGTACAAACGTCCGCAACGTGGGCATTTAATCGCGATGGTGCCGCGCAGGTCGCGGCTTTCGGCGAGTAGTTTGTTGCAGGTGCAACGGTGTTGCTTGGTTGGCATGTGTCCTCTTGCGTCGCCTGATGTTAATCGGTAGGCTTGCCGCCCTCTCGCGAGAGGAGCGGATCTTGCTCGTGGTGGTCACACACCGCGGGGGCTGGCGCGCTGTTCGCGCGGCGCGCCGGTCGTCCGTTTGCTGCGGGTATTTTTAGGGATGGGCGCTGCTGGCGCAGTTAGACTGGTTTGGGATTTGCCAAAAAATAAGGCAGGCGTTGCGCCTGCCTTATTTTTTGCTGTTGAGCGGTAGCCGCAGCTGGGTGCGGCGCTGGATGAGCGCATCCACTTTGTCTTTGACGCGCAGGCTGTAGCCGTCTGCCCAGCCGTATTTGCGGTCGACGTCGCGCGACGGCATCCGTTTCAGGTCTTGGTAGGCCATCATCCAGCGCGCGAAGATTGCGGGGCGTTTGGTCACGTAGAATTTTTCGCCGGAAAAGGTCTCGGCGAGGTGTACCAGCACGCGATTGACCGCCTCGGCGGCGGTCTCTGCGGGTATGCCTGCGGCGACGAGCGCGGTACAGGTATGGTCGGCCAAGGCGGCGAAAAATTCGCCGCTCTCGTTGATGTCCGGTTCGGGGATTTGTACGCCCCACTGAAATTCGCTCATGCGCTCTCCGTGGCGCCTTGCAGCCAGCCTTCGAGCATGTTGTAGAGCTTGTTGGTCTCGTCGTCGGCAAGGTCGGCGAGGTTGTTTTTGCCGAAATAGCGTTTGATATAGCGGTTGAAGCTGCTTTTGTCCTTGCTCTGCACGATGCCGCACCGGCGCAGTTCGTACCATTTACCGAGGCAGGCGCGTTGCTGGCGGGTGAGCGGGCGGCGGGCATCCTTGAAAGCGCCGAGGCGGGTCATTTCCATCAGTACGCGGGCGCGCTGTCCGGTACTCATGTCCTTGCTGCTGCTTTTGCCGGTGAGTCGCTGCAGGAAGGCACGGTAGGTGTCGTCATCCATGCCGAGGCGCGCTTTGCCGATGTGGATGCGGGCTTTTTGGTTGCCGATATACATGGTCAGCCTCCGAGGGTTTCGAGGGTGGCAGCAAGCAGCGTCTGCGCGTGTTGCAGGTTGGCGATGGCGTGTTCGCGGTCGTTGTTATTTAGCGCCATTGAGGTATCTACCAGCGTCACGATCAGACTGCCGACTACTTCGGCGGTTTTTTTGTTCTGTTTCTGTTCGGTGTTCATGGGCGTTCTCCATTTTTAATTGTCGGGTAAGGTTTTCAAGCAGAGCTTCGGTTTCGGCAGCCTCTTTCGGGTCGCGGGCGGTTTGTGGCGGTGATGGCAGAGCGGGGGGTGGGGGCAGGCAGTCGAGGAAGTGGCGCGGTGCCGGCCAGTCGGTCATCTCGGCGCAGAGGCGACGGAAGGCACACTCGATGCGGGCAACGTCTGCGGGTTGCCAATCCCGCCATGCCAGTGTTTCCAGCCATACTTCGGCGACGGTGGTAACGCTTTCGGCGGGCGGCGCGCCCCGCAGTCGCAGGGTGACCAGCTTGATGAGGCCAACGATGATGGCGTTGTGGATTTCTTTCGGCATGTCATTTGAGCATCCCGGCAAGCGCACTTACCGCCGCGCCGGTTTTGCTGGTGGTAGCGGGGGCGGCGTCCGCCGGGGTGGCGGGTGTCACCACACTGACGGCGGTGGGGCGGTAGTGGGTCAGCACTTCGTAGAGGTATCCGTGGTTTTTCAGCGGCAGGGTGAGTTTGCCGCTGTCGCGGGTGACCAGCACTTCCTGCATTGCCCACAGCCACGCGGCGGGTGGTGCGTCATATACCGCGCCCTTGCGCTCGATGCGCTGCGCCTGTATGTCCGGCAGGATTTCGCCGAGCAGTTTAGCGACGCGGGCGAAGGTCAGCTCGGTCTGCGTCGGGCGAAAGAGGCCGAGGTAGCGCACGGTCAGGGTGGCAAGGTCGCCGCCCAGTTGCACCAAGAGTCGCAGCGCGGTGCGGGCGTCGTCGTGGGCGATGAGGGCGTCGAGGCTCAGGGTGGCGCCACAGTTGGGGCAGCGGGTTTTCATGGTTGGCGCCACTCCATGCGGGTATCGGTGATTTTGCCGTCATCGCCCAGGGTGTTGGTGATGGCACGCAGGTAGTCATGCCCTTCCAGCTCCAGCCGTATTTTTTGCGGGCGCTCTTCTTGTGTCAGCGGATTGGCCACGCAGGTGATTTCAACGGCGCAAAGCCTGTCCACGATGTCGCGGATTTGTGCTTCGCTGACACCGTTTTTGCGCAGTCCGCTTTCGAGCGTGCCCTGGCAGGCAAAGAAATGGTCGGTGTTTTCTTGCGGGGTGATGCGGGTGACAAGGCTCATGACCAGCCCCTCTCTTTGATGAGCGCCTCGGCGGCAGCGATGATTTCCTGTTCGGCGGCGGCGCGGCGGTAGTGGCGGTCAAGCGGGTTCAGCCCCGGCGCTTCGCTGGCGCGCAGGCTGGCGACGGCCTGCACCAACTCGCGTTCGGCGGGCAGGGGAATGCCGCGCAGGTGGTCGTAGATGTCCATCGTAAACAGCAGGGCGCGACCGCTAAAACCAACCAGGGTGAGGAAAGCTCCATAGGCGACCATGCCGGATTCGGCGCTGATGGCGCCTTTGATGACGACCAGCGCCCCGATGGCGGCGCAAAGGAAGCAAACCCGTGCGGCATAACGTTCGGCCATTTTCAGCGCTTTCATTGTTGCCACCCCTTGAGTTGTTGCAGCAGCAGGTAATCGCTGTGGCTGAGGCGCACGGTGTGCCAGCCTTGGCGGATTTCGATGGTGCCGTCGGCGTCGTGCAAGTGATAGCTCAAACGGATGCGGCGGCGCAGCCGCGCGACAAGCCAGTCAATCAGCGTCCTCATGGTTGCACCCCCTCAACTTCGTGCGGCGTGATCACAAAGTCCTCGACGCCCTTGACTACGGTAACGCCTGCCACGGTGGCGGCGATGTCCGGCTCGGCGAGCATCGCGTCCTTGTTGACCTCCTCCTTGACACGGACGAAGCGGGTCAGGCCGAGGGTGCGCAGCGCCTCCAGCACGGCCTCCTGCGAGCGGATGCGGATGGACGGCGGGCGCAGACGCCAGCTGACCTCGCCGGTGATGAGGTTCGCTGTTTTGCCTTTGGCGGTCAGCTCGGCGCGGTTGGCCTCGCACCAAGTCTGGATGCCGCTTTGCAGCGCTTTGGCGCGGTCGGCAAGGGTGTTGATGGCGGTCTTGTGGCGCTCTGTGATGGCGGCAATTTCGTCGTTCATGGTGGCGACGGCGCGGGCGTGTTGGCGCTGGACGTCGCCGAGGTCTTTAATCCAGTTTTGTGTTTCTTCGCGGCTCTGCGGCGTGGCGAGGGTTTGGGCTTTAAGGCGGGTTTTGGCCATGTTTATCTCCGGGTTAAGGGCGGGTTAAAGCGCGGCGCGGGCGAGGCGGCGCTCGCTGATGAATCGTTGGGTGGCGGTGGTCTCGGTGCGCAGCCAGTCAAGGTGGTCGTTAAAGAGGTGTTGCAGGTCGTAACCGCAGGCGGTGATGACCTGGTCATCGTCAAAGGCACTGGCGCGGCTGGCGACGGCTTGCCCCTGCCACAGGGATTCGCTGCGGATGGCAAACGGCGAGCAGGTCAGCAGGCCGCCCGTGTTGTCGCCATAGTCCAGACGGATGCGGGTATCGCCGCTGGCAGGGTCGTAGGTGATTTCGCGGATGGTCTTGCCTTCGCTGCGCTCGACCAGCCATTGCAGCAGCACGCCGGGCATATCAGAGATCTGCGTAAGGACACGGTTCAGCAGCGCGGCAAGTTCGTCTGCTTCGCGGCAGCGGGTGGTCAGGGTTGTGTAGTGGCGGTCGCTGATGGCTTCGTCAAAGTCGTGCCAGAGCAGGGTTTCGGCGGTGATGATGTCCATGTTGGTCTCCTTAGATAGCGTTAAAGATGTCCGCGGTGATGCGGTTTTGTCCCAGGCGTGCCGCTTCGTTGAGGGCGGCGGTAACGGTGTTGTTGACGATGAGCGGGTAGAGCAGGCTCATCACCTGTTTGCCGTCGGCAGAGGGGCGGGTCAGGCGGGCGACGAGGCCGCTCACGGCATCGGCGGCGAAGACGTCCTCGAAGGCAACATCAAGGCGGCGTAGCTTGTGGGTGAGGTAGTCGGCGACGAAGGCGTTGAGCGGTTGCAGCTCTATTTGCTCGCAGCGGCGCACCACCTCGCGCAGGTCGGCATTGCGCTCGGAGAGTTTCAGCTTAAGTTCCGGCTGGCCGATGAGGACGATGCCGAGCAGGCGGCGCATCCCGTCCTCCAGCTCCCAGAAGCGCTTGAGGTACTTGAGCATCGGCACGGTGAGGTCGTGCGCCTCGTCGATGATGAGGCAGTGCTTGTTGCCCGCGCGGCTGCTCTCGGTCAGCAGGCGCTGGATTTGTCGCGCCTTGGCCTCCATAGAGCGGCGTGGGGTAGCGGTGCCCTGGCTGACGTCCTCGATGATGGCGTCGCAGAGATGTGCCGTGGTCAAGCGCGCCTTGTCGATGCTTTGCGGCTGTATGACGATGATCGGCTCGCCTGTGTATTTGATGCCCTCGATCAGGTCGCGCTTGAGCGTGGTTTTGCCCGCGCCGCTCTCGCCGATGATGGCGACAAACCCCGCCTGTTTGGCGGCAAAGAGCATGTTTTGTCGGATGTAGCGCTGCTCGTCGGAGAGATAGACGTCGTCGCGGGTCTGGACGTCATCGACGAAGGGGGATTGGGGCAGGCGGAAGAGCTGGCGCGCCTGTTGGGTCAAGACTTGCATGTCGGGGTACTCCCATGTTTTCGGGGTGGTTGGCCAGGCGACGGTGGCGGTAATACCGAGGTCGGCCAGACGGGTTTCAATTTGCGCGCGCAGGGCGGCAGGGTCGGCGGATTTGGGATATTCGCCGTGGCGGATGATGCGGTTGATGGCGGCGACGCTATAGGGCTTGCCGTCGGGACGTAGCACGCCTGCCGCCAGTTGTGCCTGACTGATGCTGTGCGCGGTGAGGATGTCGGCGAGGGTCATGCAATCTCCTTGGTGCGCTCAAACAGCGTCGGTTGCAGCAGGCATTTCAGGGCGTCCTCAAAGGCGCTCTCCGGCAGACCGTCGGGGTAGGTGGCGCGGATTTCGCTGTTGAGCTCCGGGGTAACGGTCATTTCGGTGGCGCAGTAGCGGATAAAATCCATCACCGGTAGGATGCGCTCCTCGCGCGGTGCCGCCTCGGTTGGCACAAACAGCGGATTGACCGGCAGTTGCTGCGGTGCGGTGGCGGCGACTTTGCGCGGGCGGCCTTGACGCGGGAAATGCTGAATCTTGCTCGGCGCAGGCTCGCCCGGAAACGGGTTGAGCGTGCCGGCGAAAGCCGGGGCGGATTTGCTGTTGCGCAACTTGTCCACCTCCTGCGCGTCGCGCGTCCCCCAGGCACGTTCGTCCAGCGCCTTGCGGTTGGTAGTGAGTACGTCGTCCGGCGCCTGCTGGAAATGGCCATCGACCGGCACGGCATCGGCGGCAAAGCCCCAATCGTCCACCGCCAGCGGCGCAATCTCGTAGCGCTGCATCTTGCCGTAGCGGTCAGGGTGACTAACCCAGATGCTCGGCGCGGCGTAGGGATTGACCTGTACCGTGACCGTCTCGCCGATGCGGATGTTGTCCACGTCGGCGACGCGGTAGCGGCGGCTGCCGTAACCGGGGATGGCGTAGCTGATGTGGTAGTTGCCTCCCACGGTGCGCTCCTCCGCCTTGCCGGTAAGCAGCAGGCGGCAGATTTCCAGCGGCGGGCGGGCAATCAGTTGCTCCGGGGTTATCTTGCGCCACGCCGCGAAGCGGGTCATGCCGTGGCGGCTATGGACGTGCGTCGCCTGATAGTGGCGCTGCCAGCGCTCGCAGGCGGCGTTGAGCTGCTCAATGCTCTCGATGTGGGCAAAAGTGAGGCGGCTCTCGAAGTTGGTCTCAATGAGGTCGTTGTGCTTTTCGACGCTGCCTTTGGCGCGGCTGTTGCCCTTGACGTGGGCATGATGCTCGATGCCAAGACCTGCTAGCAGGGCGAGGATGAGCGATGACTGGTTGGCGCTGCCCTTGTCCCAGTAGAGGATTTTCGGCACGCCCTCGAAAGGGTTGTGCTGCTTGTCTTTGCTGCCCATCGCACGCATCAAAAAATCAAACATCGTTTCGGCGTTTTCGCCGCTGACGTTGTAATAGCGGCAATAGAAAGCGCCGGTGCAATGGTCGACGCAGACGTAGCGCAGCACGCGGTCGCGGGCAATTTTGGCGAAGTTGTGCGGCTTGTTCTTGTAGAAGGTTGCCTCGTCCATCACCGCCAGCCCCTTGCCCGCCTTGAGGTAGTAGAGGACGCAATAGGACGGGTCAATCTGCCACATATGATTCGGATGACGGCTTGCCAGTTGCACGTGCGGGCTGGCGCGGCGCATTTGCGCGCCGGATAACCCGCGCTCGCGCAGTTGGCGGTTGACGGTGGTGGCGCTGTACTCGCGCGCGGCGAGGCCATTGGCGGCGGCAATCTCCACCGCTGTCTTGGCGCTGGCGAGACGCTTGCCGGTCTTGCGCGTGGCGGCGTGCTGGATGGCGGCGATACTGGCAAGCTCGTTGTCGCTGATAACGCTCGTGCCTTTATCGGCGCGGGGCTTGCGCTGGGTGTTGTAGCCCAGTTTGCGCAGCGCGCGGTACACCGTGGTTTTGCTCTTGCCGACCAAAGCGGCGGCGGCATCTACGATGGCGTCACGGCCACCGTGCGGCGCGGCTTCCAGTTTTGCGATAAGTTCCATCAGGTATGCCTCGTTCATGGCGGTAAGGGGTCATTTCAGTTCGTCGGCCTGCTCGGCTTCTTCTTGCGAAAATCCGCCTTGCATCCAGCTGTCGTCCGGGTTGGCGACATCGCCGAGGCCGTATTTGAGTTGCAGGTCTTCGACGGCGGCGCGCAGCTCGTGCAGGAGGTTGGCGGCGTGGCGGGTGCAGGTGTCATCGTCTTCGCCAAGCAGGGTTTCGATGGCGTCTTCAAGGCCGGCGAGTGGTGACAGGCAGAGGATTTGTGCTGCGCCTGCATCAGTCATCCGCTGCTGGCGTTTTTCTTCCATCGTGCGGTGCTGCTGCTTGTGCAGTTGTTTTTCCAGTTTGTCGATACGCTTGTTGCGTTCTTCGATGATGCGCTCGGAGGCGACGGCTTCGCCGCGCTGGTCTTCCAGCTTGGCCTGCAGTTCCTCGCGTTCCTTGCTGTGTTTGGCGGCCATGTCGGTAATGAGGTCAATGATGGCCTCCTTGTCGCCTGCGGCGACTTCGATTTCGCCGATGACGATTTGCTGGTCGCTGGCGTCCAGACGGCGCAACTTGCGCAGCTCCTGCGTGGTCATACCGAGCGCGGTTGCCTTGTCGAGCGCCTCGGCGCCGAGCAGGCGGAGGTTGTCGAGCTTTTCTTCGATGGCGCGGCGGCTGCTCCCGAGGGCGGCGCAAAATCCCTCCCACGTATCCAGACGGATTTCGACACCATCGAAAACCATTTTTTGCCCGACCAGTTGTTTGTAGCGCTTGCCCTCTTTGATTTGGGCAATTTGCGCCAGCGAGAGGCCGTCCAGCATGGCGGCAATCGCTTGCGTGGCTTGCAGGCGACCGAGCAGCTGGTTCATTTCGATTTGCTCGACAGTCGCAGCGGCGGCGACCAGCGCCTTTTCCGAGGCGGCGGTCTCTTGCCAGACCGCATCAGCGTCTATGTGCTTGTTGCTCATGGGTTACTCCTTACAAGCCGATGCCGTAGCGGCTGGCAGTTTCGTTAAGGCGGTCGCGCGCCTGATTAACGGCGTTAAAAATTTTGAGCGCCTCACGCCCGAGCGCTGGGCTGACGCGCCAGCATTTGTTCGGGAGCTGCTCTGCCAACCCGGCAGCTTCGAGCGCTTGCAAATCACGCAACGTCGCCGCCTTTTGCGCGCCAAAACGGTCGGCAAGCGCTTGGCAACTGATGCCGTTTAATTCATGCCCAAACAGCGCCTTCATCGTTTCATAGCCGCGCAGTTGGGTTCTGGATAGGCCTTGTGTTTTCATTATTTGTTACCGGGTTGCAAATATGTGTAATAATTGCGTCAGTCATTAACTATTTTTGCTAGTTGCTTGACACGCTTGGCGCGCGCCGCCTTGGCGTTGCGCTTGGTTGCGTAGTCGGGAAAAACCTCGTCGAAAGGTCTTCCCAATGCCCGCGCGATTTTGTTGGCAACGGGAGCGCTCGTGACGAGCCGATACGCAACATTGCGAATATGGCTGGCACTGGTACCGCAAGCCTGCGCCACGAGAGAGAAATTCAACTCTTTTTGGTTAAGTGCCTGTGAAATCTGCTGTCCATTCATGGTGATATTCGACTGTTTTTGATTGGTTGAATGTATTGTATTTAGTACATATAACCCTGTCAAATATCTTTCTACTATATTTGTATATGTTTTTGATTTTTGGGAGAATGCAGCTCTCAAAATCTACTGAATTTAATACATGTCTATCGGTAAACGGCTGCTTGAGCAGCGAAAATTAGCGGGCTACAGCAGCCAAGAGCAACTTGGCGACGCCCTCGGCGTGAGCTTTACAACCATCGCTCGATGGGAAAAAGGGCAATCGCCCATCCCCTCCGACAAGCTGGTCGGAATGGACGCCCTTGGTTTGGACGCGGCGTATATCCTGACCGGCAAAACCGGCGACGTCGCCGGTTTTCAAAAACCGCGCTCCAGAAAAAACAATGAGATAGTGGAATCGCAAAACACAAAACCGGCGACGTCGCCGGTTTTGGGAGATGAGATTGTTGCCGACCAAATGGCGGACGGCACATGGCGTGTGCGCAGCGGTAGCGGTGAGATACTGCGTGGCACGACAGACGAGGTCATCCGCCACTTGCGAGAGCGCGCAGCGCCCTATGAGGCCGGTCGCGACCATACGCCTGATGTCAATGATTACGCCTGGATTCCGCTCTATGACGTTGAGGTGAGCGCGGGCGGCGGGCGCTTTTTCGACGGCGAAAACGTCCTGACCTACCTCGCCTTTACCAAATACAGCCTGCGCAAGCAGGGGCTGCAGCCGGATATGCTCGCCTGTGTGCGCGTAAGCGGCGACTCAATGGAGCCGACCATCCAGTCCAATGACGCCGTGATGATTGATATGCGGCAAACCACGGCAGACAGCGGCATTTTTGTCTTCCGCGTTGGCGAGGTGCTGTACCTCAAACGGCTGGTGCGCGAGGGCGCGGGGGTGCGCGTCATCTCCGACAACGACATCTACCCGTCGTGGTTAATCCAACCGGGCGAGGATTTTCAAATCGTCGGCAAGCGCGTCTGGCATGCCCGCTGGGGTGAGTAGGGCAACTATCAACTTTTACTCACAAGTTCAGTTGTCAAGGATTCCTTGACAACTGCCGGACGCAAAAAAACCCGGCAATGCCGGGCGGGAATCGGTGCGCGTTTAGCGTTCGCGCAGGGTGATTTGCGGGTCGTGGCCATCCCAGATATGGCAGGTTGCCTCCATGTTGCGCGGCTGGCCGAAGCTGTTTTTGGCAGTGAATGGGATGGTTACGAAGACTTGCCCATTTTCGCGCAGGCTGGTGACGACGTTGGCGATACTGACATCCACAGAATGCGGGTCTTTGACTTGCCCGTTTATCAATTTGCGGCAGATGAGGAAAGCGGCATCTTTTTTGCGCGTCTCTGCCTGCTTTTGCTGTTCTTCCGCCGTGGGTTGTGACACGGCGGCAGCAGTTTGAGCGGGTGGCGTGGCACGGTGTGAGGCGTTATCCAGCGCGCTGTCGCTGACGCCAATCACAGGCAGAGCGAGCGCCAATAGCAAACAGACCACGCAGAAACCGCCGTAGCGGAGCAATACATTGGCGCGCGTCTTGTGCGCACCGAGAAAGGGCGCCTTGTGTGGTGTTTTGAGCGCGAAAAACAATGCCACGACGCCAATAATCGCCAGCGAAAAGAAAAAGCCGAGCATGGACAGTCCCCTTGTGTTGTTGATACTGCGTGCAGGATAGCAATTCTTGTGCCACGACGGCATAAAAAAGCCGCCCAGAGGCGGCAGGTTACGGAGATTTCTTTCAACGGTCGGGGGTTCTGCGTTTCGGGGTGGCGGCCTCCTCTGTGTTGGGCGCGTCGATAATGACCGCCGTGCCGTTTGCCACCAGCCAGTCGGCGGTGTCAGGCGGGACGGTAACGGTTGCCCCCGCGGCAAAGTCGATGTTGCCGATGACGGCGGGGCTGCGCAGGCGCACGGGGACGCCGGAGGGCGTCACCGCAGGCGTCGCGGGTGTTGTGGTGTTTTTGCCAGTCACGGGTGCGGCTCCTTTTGCTCATGGTTTAGTTGTAGAGCTCGACGGTGTAGGGCGCCTCGCCGTTTTTGCCGACCGCCGCCGTGCCTTTCATTGTGACTTTGTTGAAGTCGTCGGAGAACCAGTCAAAGTCGCCATCGACCGCCAAGGTTACTGACGGGATGATGAGTTTGGCGCGTTTTTTCGTGACCTCGTCGCGGCCGTCCAGGATGATTTTGCCTTTGAAGCTGGTGACGCGCGCGCCGTCGATGACGGTGCGGGTAGTAGCAAGCGTTTTGTAGCTGACGGTGAGGTCGTCACCTTCTGCCGCCGCGGTTTCGTCGGTGATTTTGAGCATGCCGATTTCGGCGTTGAGCTCGTATTTGCCCGCCGGGATGGCGGCGCCGCCTTTTTTGACCTCAATGGTTGCCGGGTCGATGTCGTGGTTTTTCAGGGCGTGGTAGCCGTCAAGGCGCGCCTTGGCAGGCTCGTCGGCGATGGTTTGTACGGTGCTGGTCTGCGTCGCCGCCTTGCCCATCATCGCCATGCCCCACGTCAACGGTTGGAAGGTGTCCGTTTCAAAGGTGACCTCGGCCGGTTTGGGGATGGTGATGCTGTCCAGTACCGCGCCGCTGTCGTGTTTGCGGTGGCTGATGCGGGTTTTGGTTTCGGAGGAGAGCGCTATTTTTACGGAGAGCGGGTTGCCGAGGTAAAACGCGGCGGAATCGTCGCCCTCCGGGATGAAATAGGGGTTGCCGGTGCCGATAAAGCCGCGGTCGTTGGTGATGCTGTTGAGGTTGCTCATGGGGTGTCCTGGTTGAGATGGATAACGTCAATGGCGAAGGAAAGGGGGTAAAACGCCCAGCCGTGGCGGTAAAAGGCGCTGTCAGCAGCCGTGAGGGTGAAGCGTTTGCCGTAGCCGGGGGTGGTGTTGAGCTCGCCCTCGTCAACGCGCAGCCCCTCGACGTGGCTCATGATGGCGGAGAGTGCCTCGCCTGCCTCGTCCATGCCCGCGCCTGCGCCGCTACGTGCCGGGCGGTTGTTTTGTACGGCGAGGATGACGGTGTAGTGCTGCGTCATTTTGTGGTTGCGCCTCTGCACGCTGACGTCGCTGTATTTGTCGAAAGCGACGTAGGCGCCCATGTGCTGTGCGGGCTGGTTGTCCAATACCTGCTCCAGCTCGTGATGCTGGCCGACGTAGCGCAGGACGCCGCGCTCAACCAGTTTTTGCAGGTGCGCCGTAAGTGCTTTGCGCGGTGCGAACAGGTCTGCCATCAGTAGCCTCGCAGTTGCGCGTCGGTAAAGACGGCGGCGGGCGCGGCGGTCTGCGCGCTGCCATAGCCGGGGTTGTTTTTGACCGCCGCCCGCCCGGTAATGAGGCGGTTGAAATAGGCGTGGCGGCCGTCGTTGAGCTGCTTGATGACGGATTTTTCGTCCAGCTGCTCGCAGAGGCGGAAGAGCGCCATGTCCATGCAGGCGGCGTGCAGGGTTTGCTGCGGCAGTTGCAGGCCGGGCAGGAGCGCGAGATAGCCGTCGATGTCGCCCGATGCCAGCGTGATTGCCTGCTCGGTGCGCGCTTTGAGCGCGGCGAGGGTGTCCTCGTAACCGGGGGCGGCGTTGCCGGTCTCAAAATAGTCGAGCGTGGCCGCAGGCGCGGGCAAGGCGCCGTAGTCGTTGCCCGCCAGTTGGGTGATGAGGTTGGCGCGGTTGGCGTGGGCGATGAGGTCGCGCGCGGTGCAGTAGTTCACGGCTGCGCCTCGGTTTCGCCTTCCGGCGGCGTGTCTTCTGCCTCTACCGCCGGGTTTTCTGCGGCGGGTTCTTCGGCAGCAGGCGCTGGGGGTTCTGTGACCACTTCTTCAGCGGCGGCAGGCGGTGTAGCGAGCAGCGCCCAGGCGGCATCAAGGTCTGCTTGTGTCAGGTCTTCGTCGCGGATGCTGAGGGCAATGCCGTCCTCAGTTTCGCTGCCGTCCACCTGCTCGCGCAGTAACTCCAGCGCCTTTTTCAGCCCCGGTTTCCGCTTGAGGTCAAGCGGCGCGAGCAGGTCGGCGACGGTTTGCGCATCAAGGGCAAGCCAGCCTTGTGCGGGGGTGTCGGCGGCGCGCTCGATAACGCCTGCGGCGAGTAGCGGCGCAGCTTCGACTAATGTCAGTTCTACCACGGCAGGCGGCTCGATGCGCTTGCCGCCGTGGCGGATGGGAGAGCGGAGGCGGTATTTCATCGCGGGCGCTCCTTATTTGATGGCCGCGGTGTTGGTGAAAAGGAAGCCTGCGCCGGGGCTGGTGACGACCGCCTGATCGGCAAAATGTACCGGGTAATGCCAAGAGCGGTCGCTGTTCTCGAAATAGCCTTTTTCGACGCGCGGCAGGCCGCTGAGCACGTAGTTGTAGCCAAAGCTCGGCTCTTCCATATTGCGTGCCCCAGCCGGTGCGACGTAGGCAAGGATGGTGTTGTTGCCCCACAGCTCGCTGAAATCGGCATTGAGGTCGGCAACGGAGACTGCCTTGGCGACGACCAGGTTCTCGATGTCGAAATAGTTGGCGAGCATCGCGCTGGTGATGCTGTCTTTGCCGCTGTATTTGAATTGCTCGATGATTTTCGGGTGGCGTTTGAGCGCCTCGTAGGCATAGACGTCCAGATGCAAGACGTTCGGGTATTGGCCGGTGCTTTTGCGGATTTTCAGCTTGGCGTCGTTGATGGCTTCGAGCGGGTTGGAGGCGGCGTTGTCCCATTGATCATTACCGGAGAGCGCTTCGGTGTGGCCGGTGGCATAGGCGCTCGTGCTGGTCGCGAGTTTTGCCTTGTTCGCCTCGCCTTCAAGGCGCATTTTTTTCATGACGGTATTGACCGCGCGGGTTTGCAGGTTGACGCCCGGCACTTTGGCGCTCTCCTCCAAAAATTCTTCGGCGACTTTGCCTTCAAGCAGGCGGTTTTCCAGCGCGTAGCTTTCGCTGCTGTAGGCGACGCTGATGTTGCGCACGGTCTCGCCGGGGGCGCGCACCGTGTTGGTCACGATATACGCCTCCTTGCCGAATTTGAGAATTTTGCCGCCCATGAGTGGCACGTTTACGTCCGGGAAGAGGTGCTGGCCGGTAAATTGCTGCTCAAGGTTGTAGCCGAGGACGACTTTGGTGAGGACGGTATCGACGACGCGCAGCGCGTTGCGGATGGATTGAGGCATGGTGGCTCCTTATTTCAAGAGGATTTCGACGGTTTTCGGGCTGGTGATTTCGACCACCGCCGCAAAGGCTTCGGCGGCGCTGCCCGCTTTTTCGATGGCGCCCGCATTGGCCTTGACGCCATCGCCAACGGCAAGGCCGGTGCCGGGGACGTCTTCAAGGCCGATGACGGTGAGGGCAATGGTGTCGCCCGTCTTGCCGTCGTACTGGGCGACGCCTGCGGGCTCTTTGCTGCCGGTGGTGGCGGGCTCGCCGCTCCAGCTGACGATTTGCCCGGCCTTGACGTCGGCGGTGAGGGTCACTTTTTTCGCAAGGATGGTGTGCTGTGGCATGGGTTACTCCGTAATTTGTGCTGCGGCTTCGGCGTAGCTGATGCCGTGCTGCTCGGCAAAGCTCTGGATTTTGGCGTCGAGTGCGGCGCGGGCGGCGTCGTCATCGGTTCTGCCCGGCAGTTGCGGCTTGGCAGCGGTATTGGGGTCGGCGGCGGTGCGCTCGGCAAAGTCGACCGTGACCGGCAAGCGTTGCAAGAGCGCGCGCAGGCTGTCAGCGGCGGGTTTTTGCGTCAATTTGCCGCCCTCGGCAAAGTCAAAGGTCGCGCTCTTGTCCATGCCGCGCAGGATGGCAATGACGGCAGGTTTTTCGCCGGGTAACACTTTGCCCGCCTTGACCAGCCCTTCGGCAAAGTCGGCGGCTTCGGCTTCTTCACGCGCCGCTTCTTCGGCGGCAAGCGCGTCTTCGCGTTTTTTCAGTTCGGCCTCGCGTGCGGCCAGCGCCTTTTCGCGCTCGGCCAGTTCGGCTTCTTTGGCTTCCAGTTCAGTTTTGTCCATCGGGGTCTCCGGTTGAGGGGATTCGGGGGTAGGTTCTGGCTCGTTAAAGTCGTAGGTGGGCGGCGGGTCGCCTGCGTCGGCAAAATCCGCCAGTCCTTTGACCGCAGGCGGCTGCGCGCCGAGAAAGCCGACGTGGCGCAGATAGGGGCGGTCGGGAGTGGGGTTGCTGGGATGACCGGGCGGATAAAAGGAGGCGGAGCGCTTCTTAAAACGGCCGGCCTTGAGCAGGCCGGCAAAACCCTCATCCACCTGGCTGAAGTTGGCGTAGAGGACGCCGTCGGCGTCGTTGTAGTTGAGCGATTGCACCCAGCCGTAGGCGGGCGCGTTGTCGGCAGGGTGGCCGATAACGGCGGGGGCTTCGTGCAGGGCGGGCTGGTAGCTCTCGGCGATGGCGCGCAGATAGTCCGGGGTGGCGTCCAGGACGTTGCCGTGGCTGTCGGCGTGCTGGCCGGTGCGGAAGATAGCGATGTTGTTCATGTCGCCATTGTCCGCGCGCGCGGCGGGGGCGACGACTAGACTGGTTTGGGATTTTTGGCCATTTTCGTGACGGCGCGAAAATGGTTGCGCGCGAGCGGGGCGCTGGGGCTTTTACGGCGTTTGCTAAATGCCCCGGCGGGCGTTTTGTCGTTCAGGATGGGCAAGCGACCGGGTTGGCGCTCGCAAAGGCTGAAATCGCCGTTTACGGCTGCATATCGCCAAATGCGTCCTCGACAAGCGCGAGGATGGCTGCGACGTCGTCGTCGGAGACGCCGAGGTAGGGGCGTGCCGGAATAGTGGCCTTGTGGCCTCTGCCTGCCTGCCCGCCGAATTGGTGGATGGCGGAATAGATGCGGTTGCTGCCGATGGCAACCGAGGCGTCGGTCGCCTGATAGCGCAGGGTGTCGCGCAGATAGCCGCGCAGTTTGAGGATTTTATCGGTACCGTGAAAGGCACGCTTCCAGGCGGCATACTCGGCATTGAGCGGCGCCCACGGGCGCCCGTCCGGGGCGGTCTCGCTGTCGAAACGTGCGTCGGTGGAGAGCAGCAGCTCCTCGCCGATAGCGGTAAATACCGCTTTGTTCAAAAAACCGGCAGCGGCGAGGCGTTCGAGGTAGGCGATAACGCGCGGGTCGTCAAAAGTCAGGGCTGGCATGGTTGTTTTGCGCTATACTTGGCTGACAGCTGCGGGGGTTTCCTACTGGAAAGGTTGGTGATCGCCACCATGATCCTGTTCGAATCAGGCAAACCGCAGCCCCGGCACTCTCCCGACGTGGGAGGGTGCTTTTTTTGTTCACAATTTCCCTTTTATCAGGGTGTAATGCGCCAGTCCCTGCTGGGCTTTGGCGTCCCAAACAAACGTACCGCCGCTGCGCAGGATGTTCAGCAATACGTTTTGTTTTGCCCCCGTCTCCGCATCTTTCACGCGCGACTCATAGCCTAATTTCAGCACCACCTTGCCCTTGTTGCCGCCGAGGTCAAATACATAGAGCAGCGCGGGCTCGCTTTGCGTGGTATCCAGCAGCACCGCCTGCGGGGCTTGCAGATGGTCAGCGATGTGGTGCAAAAAATTGATGGGCAGATGCATCCCCGCTTTGCTGGTGCGCAGGATATGGAGAATGTCCTTGTCGCGCAGGGTGATGACGGCGGTTGCAGGCATAAGTTTGCGGGCGGCGAGGTCAGCAAGGATATCCGGTGCAATGACGCCGATGGATTTGCTTACGCCACGCGCCACCATCTCGCTGGCAACGGTATCGACCATCTTCGTGACTTCTTGCGTGAGCAGCGCCCGCGCCCGCGGGTTATCCAGCACCTGCTGCATGGCATGGGTCGCCAGTTTCGGCGGCACGGCGCTCGCCTTGTCAAACAACCGCTGCAAGCCGTCGCGCCCGGCGTTTTTGCCGGGGATGCGGTCAAAGCCGGGGTCGATGCCCCTGGGTACGTCCACCACGCGCGGGTTGTTGCTGTTTTTGCCGATGAGCTGCTGTTGCCACTCGATGGCGGGCGCTTCGCCCACTTTCAGCCCGCGCTGCGCCAAACTGCGCTTGCTGTGGGCAAAGACGGTGCATTTGCAGCCGTAGGCGTTCACCGGGTAATGCGTCTGCCACCACGGGTCATCGCAATGCAGTACCAGACCGTTCCAGGCTTCATGCTCCGGGCGCAGGTGCTTCTGCCCGTCGCGGTGGCGGTATTCCCAGTACGGGCGCAGCGCTTTCATTTCCTGCTGTTGTTCGTAGCGCCCGGCCTGATAGCTGGCGTGCAGGTTGGTGTCGTAGATGATGCGGCTGCGCCAGTCGCGCCCGCCGTGGTACTGCCAGCCGTATTTGGCAACGATGTCGTCAAAGTCGCGGCGAAATTCCTCCAGCGTGGTGCCGTCGGCAATCGCCTTGTCCACCGCTTTGCGAAAATCCGCCACCATGTCGAGGCGGTTGGCACCTGCCACCACAAAGGCGTGGTCATGCTCGGCGCCGTAGATGTCGGCGTAGCTCTCCGTCGGCAGGTCGAGTTTTTGGCGGTAGTAGTTAATCTGCTCGGTAAAGGGGAGCTGCGTGTGCGCGAGACTCATGCGGTCTCCGTTTTGGCGTCATGACGTCCGGCCAGATGGGCGGCGGTGGTGGCGCGGGCAAAGATGTCGGCATAGACGTCGAGCGGCAATTCGCCCGCCAATGCGTCGAGGCGCTCGCGGAATTGCAACAGGGTCGCAGATTGCGCCAGCTCCTCGCTGATTTGCGCGAGCCATGCTTCGCCATGTGGTGCCAGTTCGCGCGCGAGGCGGCTGCCCATATCGTCCGGGGTGGTCGGGGTGTCGCCTTCGGCAAAGTCGTGGGCATCGGCGGGTGCGGGCAAGGCGCTCGCCGCGGGCATCGCCTCCCACTGGCCGCCAAAATCCTGCTCCAGTTGTGCCTGCGTCGGCCGGTAGCCAAGCGGTGCCAGTTTGGCGTAGGTGTCGGCCAGTTTTTGTAGGTCTTTCGCTTCTTCGGTGCGCAGCCACAGCTTCGGCGGCCGCGCGCCCGGAAAATTCCACTCGGTCAGCCATACTGCAATCGTGGCGTTAAATGAGGCGCAGAGCAGGTCGGCATCGGCTTTGACGATGTCGTCTTTGACCTCGTCCTGCACCTCCGCCTTGTATTGCCCACCGACTGCCTGCGAGGTCATTACCTGCCCCAAGATGACCAGGGCGATGGCCTCGTCCATGTACTCGCACAGCTTGGCGTAGTCAGTCGTTCCCGCCTCACCCTTGAGCAGCTCAATGGTCGAACCAATGGGGGTGACGGTTGCGGCGGCGTTTTTGATGGCGGTCAGCGCGGCGAGCAGCTGCTGTTTGTCCGCGTCGGCGGTGGGGCTGCGCGGGTCATATTGCCCATGTGGCACGCTGGTCGCCGCCTTTTCGTTGCCGACCAGCCAGAATTTCACATTCGATTTTTTGAACAGCACCGGCCAGTAGAGGAAATGCGCCAGTCCCAAGCCGTAGGGGTTGTCGGTGGTGTCGCCGCCCGCAGAAAACGTCCAGAATTTGCGTGGCGGCATCGCCTCGTCCGCGCCGTTGCCGGTGTAGATGAGCTGCCGCTGGATGTCGTACTTGAATTTGGCTCTGTCGCGCACCAGGACGTTATCCAGCACCACACGACCGTCCTCAATGCCCCACATTACCTCGCCGACCGCCATGCCATAAAACACGCCCCAGTGCATCGCTTTCAGCACCGCGTCAAAGTTGAGCCGCTGCAATTGCGCGGCAACAAATTCGGCGGCCTCGACGTCGGCGGCGTTGTCCGGGTCGTGCGGCAAGACTTGCCGCTCCAGCTTGGTCAGTGCCGTTTGCCGCTGCGCCCAGGCACCGGTCACGGTGGTGTCGGTCAAGAGGTCGCGGTAGCTGTTCGGGTCACCGCCGAGGCGTTGGGTGAGCAGGGTATCGAGCTGTTCGATTTCGGTGAGGTTGCGTTCGACGGCGACTTCTTTTGAGGCGGCGGTGGGGCGGGCGAGGTTTTTGGTGTTGGGGGTGGTCATGGTTAGTAATCCAGATAGGCAGGCTTGGTGTAGCCGTCCTCAATGGCGACGGCGACGGGCAGGGCGGTATTGCTGCGGCTGGCGGCATAGGCGAGGCAGAGGGCAATGGCGGCATCGCCGTGGCGTTCGCCCGCTTTGCCGCTGCGGCGGCCGAGTTTGATGACACCGTCGATGCGCTCCAACGCGCGCAGGTCGTCGATGATGTCGGCGTCTTTGGGGATGCGCAGTGCATCATCTTCGAGCGCGGCCACCAGCGGCGGCATATGCTCCGCGTACCAGGCGTTGGAGAGTTTGATTTGCGCAACGCGGTTGCCGTAGCGGTCGTGCGCGGCTTCGGCGAGATACTCGCCGTTGCCGGATGCGTCAAACCACGCGGCAGAGAGGCGTGGCAGGCGGTCGAGCAGGTAATAGACGATTTGCCGCTGCTGCGCGTGCGGGATGTTGCGCAGCTCGACTGCAAACGGCACATGGCGGCGGGTATCGGCCGCGATTTGCAGCGGCACCAGCACCGAGAGGTCGCCGTGCCGCGCGAAGTCCATGCCAAAGACGTGTTCGCGCGAGCCGTCGAGTGTGGCCAGCAGCGGGCGCAATTCACGCTCGCACCAGTCGGCGATGTCGGCGGTGCGCATTTCCGTCGGGTATTCTGCCCAGCCGTCGGGCTGGGCAAGGCGCAGGATGGGGACGGGGTCGGCACGCAGCTCCAGCAGGCTGCGCGAGAGTACCGCGCCGCCGCTGTTAGAAGGGATAACGCGCAGCTCTTCGTCGGCGTCCGCGCCGTATTGTTCGTAGATGCCTGCCACCCATGATGCCTCGCCCGCCGCCGTCCACTCGATGCCGCGCACTTGGCAAATGCGCCGGTAGAGGCCTTGCGCAACCGCCTCGTCGAAGGTGGTGCGGTGCAAGGCGTAGGGCTTGCGTCCGCCGCGGATGTCTTGGCAAAGCTGGTTGAAGGGGTTATCGACGCCGTCGTGCGTGCTGATGATGGCAACCTTGCCGCCCCACATGAGCAGCGCCATTGCCGCCTTGAGCAACTCGTCGAGCTGCTCGTGGAAGGCGGCCTCGTCGATGATGACGTAGCCCTGTTTGCCACGCAGGTTGGAGGGACGGGATGACAGGGCGGTGATGCGGTAGCCTGATGCGCAGCGGATGACAAAGGTGAGGATGTCCTTGTCGCCGTCGTTGAGTATCTCCTCGCTTACCGCCTCGGCGACCAGCTGGTAGTGACCAATCCAGTCGGCGCTGTCGCGGATAAATTCTTCGGCCATGTCCTTGTTGTAGCCGATGTACCAGACGTCCATGCCGGAGGCGGCCGCCGCCACCAAGGCAGCCTCGGCGGCGGTGGACCAGCTGATGCCGATGCGGCGCGATTTTTCATATACGCGCACCGGGGTTGGGTCGTTAATCCATTGCATTTGGTAGGGCAGGAGGACGCCAGCCATCTCAGCCCCCCAAAATGCGCTGCTTGATGAGTTCGACTGCCTCGTCGGATAGCCCTTGCGATTTGGCGGTGGCCTCGACGTCGGCGGCGGCGCGTGCCAAGGCGGCCTGCTCGATTTCGCGCTGGCGTTTGTCGTTGATGGTAGAGGCGCGCTCCAGTTTTTCTATCGCCTGCGCCAAGTCTTTCAAGAGGCCGGGATGTGCCGGTTCTTCGTCTTCCGATAATTGCAAGGCGGTTTCAAAGGCAAGGTTGCGCACCAATTCGTTCAGCAGCGCGCCCACCTTGCCCTGCGGCGCGTTGCCAAAGCGGGCAATCCACATGTCGGCGATTTCGCGCGATTGCTGGATTTTTGCGCCGACCTCGCTCATTTTCAGCGCATAGCGGTTGACCGCGCTCTTGCTGCGCGGTTTTTCGCCCAGCTCGGCGAGGACGGCATTGAGTCGGTCGGTCGCCTCCAGTTGGGTAATCGCCGGGTCGCGCAGCCAGCCTTGCAACTGCTCCAGCAGCGCAGGCGGCAGCGTCTTGATGCTGTTTGCCGCCATCAGCGCCGCGCCTCAATGTCGCGCAGTTCGGACGGGCGCAGGTCACGGATGCCATGCGCCCGCGCTTTGCCACGCGCGATTTCAAGGCCGCGGTCGGTCAATGTCACCATCGTCAGGTTCGGCGACGGATGGCTGCGGCTGATATAGCCCTGTTCTTCCAGCCAGCCGATTTCGGTTTGCAGCTGGTCGTAGGTGATGTTTTGCCCGGTTTGTTCGAGGCAGAGGTCGAGCATGTCGAGCGACAGGCGGTAGTCGCTGTCGTATTCGAGCAGGCTCAGGATAGCGCGGCGGCGATAGGCACGCACGGCGTCTTGCATCATGATTTGTCTCCTTTCAAGAGCACTTCGAGGATGAGCTTGCTGGTGTCATTCACGCCATCAAGCGCCCCCTCCATCTTGTGCAGGGTCTCCGCCTGCCGGTCGAGGCGCTTGTGGATGTTGCCGATGGCTTCCCGGTTCGGCAGGTGCTCGAGGCGCGTTTCCAATTCGGTCAGGCGGTTTTTGACGTGGCCGAGTTCTTCGGTGGCTCTATCTTCCAGCGCGGCGATGCGGCTGGCGTTTGCCTTGTGTTTGGCGAGTATCCAGACGTAGATAGTGATGCCCGTCGTAAACAGTAACTGGATGACGTCAATGATAAATTTCCAAAGCGGGATATTAGGCGTGCCCACGTTGTCTCCTTTCGTAGTGTTGTTGGCATTCGAGGCAGCGGATGGCGGCCGGGTTGGCGGCGCGTCGCGCAGCGGGTATCGGCTCGCCGCAGTCCTCGCAATCCGCCTGCCCGGCCTGCTGTTGCGCCGCCTGAATGCGGGCAAGGGCGTTGGCGGTGGTCGCCTCGATTAGCGCTGCGGCGCGGTCGGCTTCATCCATCTCTCGCTCCATTGGCGAATGACCATAAGGCGCGCATTGCAGGTGGCGAGCGCTTGATGCTGCTCGATGAGGTAGCGGGCGACATCGCGCTGCGTCGCGCGCTGCGGGTCGGGTTTTTCAGGGATGGCGACCGGCGCGGCGAGGCCTGCCGGCACGGCGATGGGGCGGTAGTGCGGGATGTCGCGCGTGCAGGCGGTGAGCGTGATGGCAAGCAGCAGGGCAATGGCTCTCATGGCAAATCCTCCAGCGCTTGCCGCAATACCGGCGCAATGGGTGCGTCATCTTGCGCCGGGGCTTGTTGCACGCGACGAATGACGGGGCGGTATTGCGCGCTTATCTGCGACTCGGTTGTGATTAACGCCTGATAGGCCGCATCGGCGGCGGCGTACTGTTGGGCGAGCGCCGTATTGGCTGCGGTGAGCGCCGTTGTTAGCGCGCGCTTGGTTGCCAGTTGGCCGTGCAGACGGTGGATGTAGGCGCCGAGGGTGGCAATGATGCCAGCGACAATCAGGACGATGGTCAGCGTGCGCATACCGTCCCCCCGCCCCAGTCACGATAGAGCGCCTGATGCTGGTAGATGATGGCGCGCGGATAGCCACGGTTTTCGGCGTGCGCCCATTTAGCGCGGCGGCTGTGGCGCTCGACGTTGCCCCACCAGCGCAGCGGGTCAGCACCACGCTGCGCTGCAAGGCGCTGGTCGCGTTGCAGCCAGCCGAGGCCGCCGTTGTAGGCGGAGAGCGTCATCGCCCAGCGCTCGCAATCGTTGGCAGCGCGGATGCGCTGATAGAGGTGGTGGTCATAGGTGACCAGCGCGCGGATCGCCCAGCGCGGATCAAAGGCATTACCGACGGCGAGCGCCTGCGGATAGGCTGCCTTAATCCACGCCTCGGTGTCCGGGGTAAATTGGGCGAGACCGCCAGCAAAGCGGGAGCGTGCGCCCTTGCGCCACAAACTCTCTTGATGGATTTGCCCGGCCATGACCGGCACAGGGGCATCAATGCCCCACACGGCGCGTGCTTCACGGATGAGCTCGCGCTGGTAGGCACGGGAGCGGGTCTGCCAGTCATCGGCGGCGGTTGCCCATTGGCAACTGACCGCCGCGACGACAAACGCGAGGAGTTGTAGGGTGCGCCGCATGATTACAGTCCGATGGCAAAGGCAAGGACGACGGCAGAGACCAGCAGCGCGCGGCGAATCATGACCGCCGCAAAGACGATAGGCTCTTGGCGCATCTCAAACGGGCGATACGCGGCAAAGATGGTGCGGTCGGCGTAGTAGCCAAGGGCAAGGGCGATGCTGATGTAGATGGTTTTTAACAGTAAGAGGCCGATTTGCTGCCGGGCAATGATGGCAAGGACGACGAGCAGCACGGCGCTGATGGCGTACCAGATGGCCATTTTGTTGTGTTTTTTGGGCATGGGTGTCTCCGGTTGATTAACTGAAGACCATGATAAAAATCGCCGCAGAAGGCGGCGATTAGACTGGTTTGGGATTTTGGCGGGCTTCAGACCTTGATTTCTTGCCAGTCTAAATCCGGCGCCTTGCCCTCGATGCGCAGGGTGATGGCGTCAAAATAGACGCTCTCGCCAATCTGCGTCTGGCCGGTGATGACCACCACGCCGCCGGATGGGGTCTCCCCTACCCACGTGTCTGCCCCCTTGCCGCCGACGATTTTGGCGACGGCGCGGTGCTTGGGGTTGATGAGGTCGATCAGCTGCTGTCTGATGTTGCCCATGTCAGTCTCCCAGATAGCGGTCAATGGTGACCGTTTGTGTGACCACCGGTGCGCCGCCGTCCAGCTCGACCGCCACTGATACGCCCTTGATGACGCCCTGCCATGTCTGCCCGCCCTCGGCAAACGCCCATACCGCGCCGAGGCTCGCCAGCGGCAGTTGGTATTTTTCTGCCCAGGGCAGGGTGACGGTTTCGATTTTGTGGGTGCCGGTCTCGGAGAGGGCATGGATGCCCGCGGCGCGCATGACGTCCGTGTCGGTGTAGGCGGCGTGGGTCAGGATGGACGCCTCCGGCTGCTGGTCGGTGCCCTCACGATAGACCAGCCCGCCCTTGGCCTTGGCACCACCAATTTGCTCGGCCGCAGGCGTTATCCGCACCGCGTTGCAGAGCTCGCTGATGCGGCGCTGTCCGCTGACACTCAAGATGAGGTTGGCCGGGATGGTGAGCGCTGGCGTGGGTTTCGCCCACGCGGGTTGCCGCCACACGGGACGGACAAACAGTTGCGCCTCGTAGGGGTGGCTCTCGACAAAGGCGCCTGCTGCCTTGGCGAGGTCGGCAATCACCTCTATCGGCGCCTGTCCGCTCACGGTGTAGCTGTCGCCGGGGATGAGCCAGTCCACCGCCTCCCAAGCGGCGATGCGGTAGGGCAGCAGGTTGAGCTGCTCGTCGGCGATTTGTCGCGCGTAGCGGGCGGCGTCGTACTTGCTATGTCTGCCCTTGGCGTAGTCGGCGCCCAGCTTGGCGGTGATGCTGCGCCCGGTCACGCTGTAGCTGTGGCCGATAAATTTGCGGGTGTCGCGGTAGTCCTCGGCGAGGATGTCCCAGCGGTTGCCGTTGATGCGCAGGGTTATCACGGCCTCGTCGCCCGCGGCGCGTTGGTCAATCTTGAGCTTGGCAAATGATGCGGGCGAGAGGGTGATGTCGCCCTGCCAGCAGTAGCTGTCGGTGTCGGTGGTGAGGTGGAGGGCAAGCAGGTCGAGCGGCTCGCCGTTAAGGTCGGCGGTAATCTTGTTGTGCATGATGTATCCCGGCAATATCGGTAAATCATTGGTGTCACCGTCGTGCCAGCATCTAAGTGGCAGGGCAAGGCGGGCGGAATCCCGCGCCACACGGCGGCGGGTAAACGGCAGCGGCAGGCGGTGCGCGGGTGGGCGCAGGCGGCAAGGCGAGAGGTCGGGCGGCGGCGGTGGCAGCGGCAGCGGGTAGTACTCGCACGGCGGGCGCACCGCGCGCTGGTAGCGTACCGGCTGGCAGGTGCGCACGGCTGGCCCCCAACTGTGTTGCGTGGTGCAGCTCACCAGCAGCGGTGCTGCGGTACTCTGCGGCGCGGTGCAGCCACGCAAGGCGGGCGCGGCGGCGGTGATTGCCACGGTGCAGGTCTTGATGGCGACGGCGGCGGTGCTGCGCGGTGCAGTGCAGTGGGCGAGCGCCGGATAGGCGCCAATGCCCACGCGCGCGCAGGTGGCGATACGGTAGGTCGGGCTGATATGCGCCGTCTGGCAGTTGCCGATGCCCGGCACCGGGGTGATGGCATGGCGTTGGCAGAGGGCGATGTCCTGCATTGGCGTGATGGCCGCGGGCAGGCAGCCGCTGGCGGGCGCCGGTTGTCCCAAGGCGGGCAGGCAGGCGGTTATATCGACCGTCGGCGCCACCCGCGCCCCGCTGCAACTGCTGATACGCACCACTTTGGCCTGCGGTGGCGGTTTGGGCGGCGGCGGGATGATGTTGCCTTTGGCGCGCAGGGCAAGCGGCAGGCGGGCGCTGTCGCGGCCGCTGCTATGCTCGCCAAGGGGTAGGGGGAGGCGGTCAGGTTCGGGCGTTGCCATGTATGGCTATCCTTGTGGCTTCGCGGTGGGGCAAGCCCCACCCTACGCTTGCCATGACGCCCACAGCTCTGCCTGCTCTGTCAGCGTCAGCGTGGTCGATGGCTTGAGGTCGTCGTAGCAGACCGGCTCGTACTGCCGCGCCGGATGGCGTCCCATGATGAGGTAACGCCGTGCCGGGTTGAGGTACGGCACGAGGTAGTGGCCGTTGGTCAGGGAGCGCGTCTGTTGCTGGAGCAAGAGGGTCTCGGCGTCAAAGACGTAGATGTTGCCGATGCCCGCTGCGCCGCCGACGGTAACGATGCCGTCCTCGCTACCGGCCATGTAGCCGCGGTGATCGGGGATATAGTGTGGCTCTAATCGCATGTCAGTACCGCCATTTGTCGGTGCGCACCACGAGACGGGCAAAGGATTTGTTGAGGTCTTTCCAGCCGTAGCTGTGCAGGATGATGTACGCTGCGCCCTCGTCGTCAATCACGGTCAGGTTATCGGCGGCGCGGGTGTTGGTATACACCCCCGGCACCGCATAGAGGCGCTCGCCACGTTGCAGCAATACCGGTGCGAGGTACTGCCCGGCGGTTTCGCGTGGCGCGGCAAACAGGCTGAAAAAATCCTGCGCCTGCGCGCCGCTGTCATCGCGGTAGCTTTTGGCTTTGACGCTCGCCGAGGCGTTTGCGTCGTAAAACATGCTGCTGTGCGAGCCGTCGTTGTAGTTGCCGCCGCTGTGGGCGAGGATGAGGGCGCGGCTACCGTTGTCGGTGCTCGTCGTGTCGCCGTAGTAGAGCATCATGCCATTGCGTCCGGGGCTGTCGTAGCCGCCCTCCACCCAGACGATGACGCTGCGCGCCGAGGCGACGACCGCCCAGCGGCCGCTCCATTGGTTGCCCTGCCCATGTTTGTAGGGGGTGGCAAGTTCGAGGATGGCCTCGCCGTTGTCAATGTCGCTCATTTGCCGGTAGGCCGCGACGCGGCTCACCCCGCTCTGGTCATGGACGCGCAGGTAGCTGTCCAGCTCGCCCGATTTTGCCGGGGCAATGACGCGCTTGCTGGCGGCCGCGTCCTCATGCGGCATCGTCCAGCCTGCGCCGGGCTTGCTGCCGTAGCCGGTGACCAGGCAGGCCTTGAGGATGAGGGAGAGGTTGGCTTTGGTCAGCGCCGGGGCGTCATCGTCGGTTGAGCGATACAGCGTGACGGGCATTTCGAGGTTGTTGGCGTACATTCGGGTTCCTGGTTGGTTTTGATGCGCGTGCGACCTTTTTAACCGCACGGTTAATATGGTTCGCCGCGTGGTGGTTTAGATTTCGACGGTGTTACCGCGCAGGCACATGGTGAAACCGTCGGTCTCGGTCTGTTTTTGGGCGGAGGGCTGCACGGCGCGCAGTATCCACACGCCCAAATGCGTGCCGTAGGTATTGAGGCGCACCGCGTTGCCGACCGCCCAGGGCGAGGCGCCGTTGTTGATACCAAATGCGCCCTTTTTCAGGACAAAGTACGGCTTGCCGGTGGCGGCGTTAATCGGTGCGAGGTCTTGCAGCGCGTCATAGCGGCCGACAAAGCCCAGCGCCTCCGAATAGAGGTCAAACTGCGTGCCGTCGCGCCAGACAATCGCCCAGCGGTCGGTGGTGGCGCCGTCGTCGGTGAGGACGAGCGGATAGTCTTTGAGGTTGAGTTTGGCGGTTATGGCGTCGCCTCTAGGGTCATCCGACCAGACGTTGTCAAAGAGTTTCTGCGACCACGGCGGGCTGTGGCGCACCTCCAAATCGCCGCCGATGAGCGCGCTGGAGACGTAGGTGTCTTCTTTCGGGTAGTCACGGCCGACCGGAAATTGCAACTGCAAGGTGCCGTCAATGTCGGCGACGATGACCCGGTTTTCTTCTTCTCGCGCGTGGTGGGCGGCAATCGGCATGGTGTACGCAGAGAGGTCGAGCGGTGTTGCCCAGGTGAGGGTGCCTGCGTCCAAGTCGTAGTCGTACCATTTGGCCTCAATCGCCTGGTTTTTCGCATCGCGCAGGCAGAGGCTGTCGATGTGGTCGCGCGAGAGCCGTACTGTCTGCCCGGCGCTGTGCGCGCTGCCGAGGTCGTCGGTGAGGCGGTGGCCGATGACGATCATGTCGCCGCGGCGGAATATCGGCACGCGGCCGTCGGCGGGCAGGCGCACCGCGTCAATGCCAATCGCCGAGGTGTCGAGCGGCAGGTAGGTATAGCTGACCGCGTTGTAGAGGATGGTGTCGGCATAGACCTGTGCCGGTTGCCAGATTTTGCCGTCTGGGCGCACCGCGTCGGGGTTGTACCAATACTTGCCCTCGTTACCGGCGGCCGTCACCCACTTGCCAAAGCGGACGCGGACGACGCCGGTCTCGTAGTCGACCGTACCCTCGACGTTGCCGCCGCTGATTTTGCCGCCGTTGTCGGCGCGCACGTTGAGCTGCCCGCCGGTGAGCGGGGTCGCGGTGATTTGCAAGGAGGCGGGGCGGATGGGCGAGGCCGGGATGCGCCACACCGCGGTATCGACCGGGTTGGCCGAGACAGTACCGGCGAGCGCCTGCAAGCTCACCGCCCCCGCCGGCGCCTGCTCGACGGTGGCAATGCCGCTCTCGTAGTTGATGCTGCCGATGCGCGCCGCCGCCCCGGTCGCAGGCTCCAGGCGGTAGTAGAGCTCGCCGCGGCGGTCAAAATACACCTCGCTGCCAATCGCAAAGCGCACCGAGCCGGGGACGATGCGCTCGGCGTAGGTCGGCAACAGGTCAAGGCGCAAGACGCCGGAGCTCGCCTTTTTCGTGCGCGCGTCCTCGGACTGCTGCCCGCGAAACTTGGCGGTCACCACAAAGCTGTCGTCAATCGGCGCGGCGGCGAGCGCATCGACGTACTCGTAACCGGCAAACACCATGCGGTAGAGCGGTTTGACCGTCTGCGTGGTGCCTTGGGTGGAGACTATCTCCTCGCCCATCGGCTGTTTGCGGTAGATGGCTTTGGGGATTTTGACCACCGCATCGGGCTTGAGGCGGATAACGCCGGTGGCGTAGTTGATGCTGCCACGGCTGACGCCACCGGCATCGCGGAGCGCGCCCGCACCGTCATCGCGCACCGTCACATAGGGGTCGACCTGGCGGGTGTAGGCCTCGCCCGCCTGCACCTTGGTGTCGTAGTCCTCGACCAGTACGTTGTAGGTGAGCTCCACGCTGCGCGGCTTGATTTGTGTTTGGCCGAGGGTGAGGTTGACGTTGCCGCTGCCGTCGCGTGCCGGGGCTTTCCACTCGGCGGTCTGCGGCTGGCCGACCGAGTAGTCCACCTTGACGTCGAGGCGTTGCTCGCCGCCGGGGTAGCTGCTGAGGGTGATGTCGCCGCTGCGGTAATCGACCGTCCCCGTCCAGGCGCCCGTAATGTTGCCTTGTCCGTCGTCTTGCGCGGTCTTGGCGCCATTGTCCGTCCAGCTTAATTTGACGGTGTTGGGGGCGAGGCCGGCCTCGGTGGCAATCAGCATGCTGGCGGCGGGTTGACTGTCGGCGCGGTTGTGGACGGTTGCCTGCGAGCCCCAAGAAAACAGCACCTCGCTACCGACGTCGGGCATCTCGCCGCAGGTGAGCGACACCGAGCCGGTGCGGTAGTTGAGGCTGCCGCTGCCATGCCCGGAGCTACCGCCACGCAGGGCGCCAGAGCCGTCGTCACGCAGGTCGTACCAGCGACCTTGTGCACGATAGGAGACTTGCAGCGAGCCGGGCGCAGGCACCGGCAGGATGGTGAGGACATAGTTGTAGCTGCGGTTGTTAATCAACACCGGGATGCTGGCGGTGTCTGCCACCTGCAACAGCTCCGCCGCCGGCCTAAAGTAGAGCGTCCAGACGCCGCCGGAGGAGAGGGTCTCGCTAAAGCGCAGCTCGCCGCGGGCGTAGTCCACCGTGCCGACCGCAGTATCGCCGCGGTAAAGGGTGCCGCCGCGGTCGCTGATGGTGATGCCCTCCACGGTGAGGCGCAGACTGCCGGGGGTGATGGCGTTGCCTGCGTGCAGCACGGTACTGTCATTGATGGCATTGTAGGCGGTGAGCACCGACTCGCCGCGCGCCGCATCAAAGATGAGCTGACGCTGCCCGGCGGCGGTGTAATCAATCAGCGGCGTTTCGATTTGTGATGTGGGGACGAGCTTTTCCATAATGCTGGGGACGCGGATAGTCTGCGTGTTGGCGCGGATGGCCTCGGCCAACGGCTTGACGCCGTAATAACTGGCGCTGTCGGAGATGTGCGTCTCCATCAACAGACACGGTGGGTCGGCATGGGTGATGGACGGATAATCGGCGCCGATAAAATCCGCGGTGAGCGCGGTCGAGGTCTCCATCTTGACCACGGTGCGGACAAAATCCTTGCCGTCCGGCGTGGTAAAGGTGCGGTTTTCGGAGGAGACGCGGATAACCTGGATGTACTGCTCCTCGGTGGGGTAGCCCTTTTTGACTTGGCGCAGGCAATAGACATCGCCGACCAGCGGCAAGGCCTCATCGGTGCGCTGATACGCCTGGACGATGCGTGAGCCGAGCGATTGCGTCGAGAGCAGGGTCATCTTGCTCTCGATGGTAAAGACGGCGTAGGCCGCTATCCGTTTGATGATGTCCTTGCGCCGCTCGCCGTAACGCACGCCGCGGTAGAGCAGGTGGCTGACGTTGGCCGCCTTGGCGGGCTTGCTGATGATGACGTGCGCGCCGCCCAGCTTGGCGGCATCGGGACGACGCACCGCGGCATGCACCGAGCGCGCCGAAAAACGGCCGATGGTGCGGTCTTGGTCGGAGACCGGGTTAAATAGCTCGTTGTCGGCACCGGTGAGCGGGTCGCGCACCATCAGGCCGCCGCCGTCGTCGGAGTCGGTGAGATTTTCCGTCGGATAAAAGCGCAGGTCTTGCGTGGTGAGTTGGGTATGGCGTTTGGTCATTATCTGTTACCGGGTTGCATTAGATGGTCATCAGGTGGATGGTCGGCGCCTCGTACTGTGCCGTGCCGTCTTCGGGGGCGCGATAGGCGACCGGGGTCAAATCAGAGAGCGCGGGGCGGGCAAAACAGACGTTGAGCTGTCGCCCGTCGGGGTGGGCGAGGGTCATTTCCAGCTCCGGCACGTCTGCCCAGGCGGCAAGGGTCAGCAGCGTGGCACGTGGCAGCCAGATCCACTCGCCGCCGAGAGTGACCGGACGTCCGGCGAGCATCGTCCCCTGCTGGATGATGGCGCTGCCGCCGAGGCTGTATTGCACCTGCGACTGCGCCAGCGCCTGCCAGTCAAACTCATCGCGCCAGCGCATGTCGGCGGGGAGTTCGATGGCGTCGTTGTTGTCTTTGCGGGTTAAAACAAACATGGGTTTCCTGGTTGTTGGCTATTCATGATGGGCGGTATGCGGGCAAACCCCGCCCCCATCCCCTCCCCCACAGGGGGAGGGGGAGAACGGCTGCGCCGTCATCGCGGGCTCCTTTTGGCGGCGTTAATGAGTTGATTGGCAAATTCCTGCGCGCCTTCTTTTTTGAGCAGGTCTCTGGCGCGGTCGTCAAAGGCATTGACCACCTGCTGCGGGCTGATGTCGCCTGCGCCGTGACTGGTGGCGCTGCTGGCCGTCGTGCTGCGCGGTGTGGCATTGCCGCGACTGCGCGACTCCTGCGCACGTGCCGCCGCTTCGGCTTTCTTGTCTGCCGCCTGCCGTGCCTTCTCCGCGCCGATCTGCCGCTGGAGTTCGAGGGCGCGCTCGTACTGGCGGATTTCTTCGGCGTTGCCGCGTACCCGCGCCTCTTGCAGCTTGCCCTCCAGCTCGCGCAGCTTGCGCTGCTGCTCCAGCTTCGCGGTTTTGCTGTCGTCTCCCTTGAGCTGCGCCAGTTCGGCATCAAGATCGGCGGCGGTGTCGCGTGCCTGCTGTTGCAGGTCTTCGAGTCTCTTTTTTGCGGCGTCGATGCTGGCGTTGAGGTTGCGCAAGGTGGTGCTGTCCAGCGCGGCGATGTTGGAGCTGGCGGCGTGCGTTGCCTCCGCGATATCGTGCATGGAGACGGTGCCGTCGCTGGTTTTTTGGTTGAGGCGCTCGGTGGCGGCTTCCGCGCGCTGCACGTCGGCGACATACTGCTGGCCAACACGCGACATCGCCCCAACCTTGCGCAGGTAGTCGTCGGCGTCCATATGCCCCATGCTCGTCACCATGCGGTTGATGGCGTCATCGACCAACCCGATGGCCTCGGCATTGAGCTTGCTGGCGTCGTAGATGGTCATCATCGCCTTTTTCTTTTTCTCGGTGGCTTCAGCGGCCTGTTCGCTGGCTTCGGCTTCTTTTTTCTGTGCGGCGGCGTGTTCTTGTGCCGCTTGCGCTGCTTGTCCATGCGCCTGCGTGGCGGTTTCGCCGATTTTGGCGGTTTTGGCGCGCAGCTCCTCGGTTTTGCTTTTGATTTGGTCGAGGATGTCGGCGTACTGTTTGGCGGAGAGTTCCCCCGCGGCGAAGGCCGCTTTGGCTTCAGTGCCGATGCGTTCCAATCCGCCGAGGTCGGCGCTGTTGAGGCGTTCTTTGAGCGCATCCATTGCGGTTGCCGCCGCATCTGGCAAGCCTTGGATGCCGTCAGCCATGCGCTTGAGCTGGCCTTGCGTCAGCTTGTCCATCGCTACGCCGCTGTCCGTCAGTTGCTGTTTCAGCGCCGCCCATTCTTCCGGCGACGAGATTTTCGCCGCCAGTGCTTCAAAGCCTGCACGAGCCGCGGCGGTCGCATCCAAACCGGCATCCATCGCCTGCTGCACCGCATAGGTGTAGTCGCTCATCGCTTTTTTGGATTTCGCGGAGACGCCGGTAAAGACTTCGTCGAGGTCAACGCCGATGTCCGCAAAAGCATTCTTCGCCGCTTCCGCCGCCTGCTCTTGCGCCGCTTTGGTTTGCTGCGCGGCGTCGACAGCGGCTTTGGTTTGTTTGTCCGCTTCGGTGATGGCTGCGTCCGTGACTTCACGCGCGGCATCAATGGCAACTTGGGCAAAGCCCAATATCGGCTGCTTGGCTGCTTCTACGGCGTCGGCAGTGGCTTGTGGGATTTGGGCGAGGGAGGCACTGGCTTTTTCGGCGGCATCTTGTGCCGTCCCTGCGATGGATTCGCCGCTGGCACGGATGGATTCGCCTGCGTTGTTGATGACATCGAGCAGCGCGTCGCGCGCGTTGTTGGCGACTTCGTTCAGGCTGGCGAGGCGTTCCAGCATGGAGTTCGAGGCGCGGTCGGTGATGCCGAAAAAATCTGTGACGGCTTCGCCCGCGCCCAAGATGCCGAGCGCAACGTTGGCGGCAACCTGCATGATGGTAGTGAGGACGATGCCGAGGGTGGCAAATCCCGCCTTCAGCCCGTTCAGCCCAATGGAGAGCGCCTGGAATGCGCCATTGAGCGCCACGCCGGTTGTTTGCAGCGCGCCAAACCCGTTACTGACTTTGTCCACCGCCGCGCCAAAGTCTAGCTCCTTGACGAAGCGAATGACCACGTCCGCACCATGCTCAAAGGTGTCTGCGATTTTTTTGCCGAGGTCTTCGATTTTGCCGCTGGCGACCAGTTCGGAGATAACGTCCGCCAGTTCCAACATTTTCTTTTTCAGCGGTTCGAGGATCGGCGTGGCCAGTTTGAGTTTGACCGCATCCCATGCGCTTTCCAGCTCGGCAAACGCGCCGCCGACGTTGTTGCCCATTTCCTTGGCCTGATTGACCGCAAAACCGGTGGCGTCTTTGAGCTTGCCGTTCAGCTCATCGACAGCCTCTATTCCTTGTCCGACCAGTGCGCGGAAGGCGGGACCAGCCGCTTCACCGAGCGCGCTAATGGCTGCCTGTCCCTTCGGCCCGGTCGCTGCCAGCTCGCGAATTGCCTGGCTGAAATCGTTGGTGCGGATACCGATGGAGGCAAGCTCGCGGCGGAAGGCGCTGGCCGGGTTTTGGAATTGGCTCATCATCGTCGCCATCGCCGTACCGGCGCGGCTGCCGTCAAAGCCTGCATCGGCCAGTTTGCCAATGTAGGCGGCGGTTTCTTCGAGGGTGAGGCCGAGGGCGTGTGCGTTCGGCGCGGCGTAGCTCATTGCCAAGCCCATGCCCTGAATATCGGTATTGGCGGAGGACGCCGCCTTGGCAAGTACGTCGGCAACCCGCGCCGCATCGCTCATCGCCAGCCCCATGCCGGATGCGGTTTGCGTGATGTAGCTGGCGGCGTCAGCGAGTTCGAGGCCGTTGCCTTGCGCCAGCGCCAGCACCGACGGCAGCGCTTCGATGGCTTCGCTGCTCTTCAGACCGGCACGGGCGAGATTTTCCAGCGCTTGCGCCGCTTCCGTGGCGTTGTATTTAGTCTCAGCGCCCATCTTCTCGGCGGCGGCACGCAGCGCTTCCATTTCTTCGGCAGACGCGCCAGAGACGGCCTTTACGGTCGAGAGTTGCGCCTCAAAATCTGCCGCGCCACTGACCGCCTCGCCGAAAAAATCCTTGATTTTCCCCGCGACAAAGGCGACACCAAGCGCCGCGCCAAAGGCGATGACCGCCCCTTTCAGGCGGTCAAACGCGCCAACGTTGCGCTCGGCGCTGTCAGCAAGGCGGTCGGCATCTTCGCGTGCCTGGTTGGTAGCTTCCGCGAGGTTGCGCAGACGACGCGCGCGTTCTTCCGGGTCGAGGCTATCCCACTCGGCGCGCAGCCGCGCGGATTCATCAGTGAGCTGGTCGGTATTGTGCCCGGCAGCACGCAGTGCTTCGATGACCGCGTCAATACGGTCAATCCCGCGGACGCCCGCGGTTATGAGGAGTTCGGTGTGGAGGCGTGTATTGGATGGCATAGTCGCACCTTGATTGGTGCGACCATCTTGCGGACTTTATATATGGGTCGCGATTAGACTGGTTTGGTATTTCCGGCGACGTCGCCGGTTTGCCTGATTTCGGTCGCGAGGGGGTGGGGTT